ATGAGATCGGGCGCCGCCTGGATTGCCTCAGAGCCGCGCGAAACGCAGACGGACTTCCTTGACGGGTTGAGCGAGGGTGCCCTGCTGGCGCTGCCCTACCTGTTCGAGTTCTGGGCCTACGAGCACCAGTTGCCGCCCGAGGGCGACTGGCGCACCTGGGTGATCATGGGCGGGCGCGGGGCTGGCAAGACCCGCGCCGGCGCGGAATGGGTGCGCAGCGAGGTTGAAGGCGCGCGCCCGTTGGATCCGGGCCGCTCCCGCCGGGTGGCGCTCGTGGGCGAGACGGTGGAGCAGGTGCGCGAGGTGATGATCTTCGGCGACAGCGGCATCCTCGCCTGTTCGCCCCCCGACCGCCGCCCCACCTGGGAGGCCACGCGCAAGCGGCTCGTCTGGCCCAACGGGGCGGTGGCGCAGGTCTTCTCGGCCCATGAGCCGGATTCCCTGCGCGGGCCGCAGTTCGACGCGGCGTGGTCGGACGAACTGGCGAAGTGGAAGAAGGCGCAGGAAACCTGGGACATGCTCCAGTTCGCCCTGCGGCTGGGGCGCGCGCCGCGCCAATGCGTGACGACGACGCCCAAGAACGTGCCGGTGCTGCGCGCCATTCTCGACAACCCTTCCACGGTGATGACCCATGCGCCCACGGAGGCCAACCGCGCCTTCCTGGCCGACAGCTTCCTGCAGGAGGTTCGGGCGCGTTACGCGGGGACGCGGCTGGCGCGGCAGGAGCTGGACGGCGTGTTGCTGGAGGACAGGGACGGCGCGCTCTGGACGGAGGCCACGCTGGAAGCCGCTCGGCGGGCACGCAGGCAGGCGCCGGACCGGGTGGTCATCGCGGTGGATCCACCGGTGACGGGCACGGCCAGCTCGGACGAATGCGGGATCATCGTGGCCGGGGTCTGCATGCAGGGGCCGCCGCAGGAGTGGCAGGCCACCGTTCTGAAGGATGCCAGCGTGAAGGGCGCGAGCCCCGCCGTCTGGGCCGGCGTGGTGGCGGAGATGGCCGAGGCCCACGGTGCGGACCGCGTGGTGGCGGAGGTGAACCAGGGCGGCGACATGGTGGAGAGCGTGCTGCGCCAGGTGGCGCCCAACATCCCCTATCGCGGCGTGCGCGCCTCGCGCGGGAAGGCGGCGCGGGCCGAGCCGGTGGCGGCGCTCTACGAGCAGGGGCGGGTGCGTCATGCGCCGGGGCTGGAACGGCTGGAAGCCCAGATGCTGCAGATGACGCTGAAGGGCTACGAGGGCAAGGGCTCGCCCGACCGGGTGGATGCGCTCGTCTGGGCGCTGCACGACCTGGTGCTGCTGCCCGCGACGAGCTGGGGCAACCCCCGCGTACGCACGCTTTAACGGCTCTTAAACACTTTGCGGCAGGATGCCCTCAACTCGAACACAGATCCGTTCGCCGGCCACGGCGGCGGGTTGCAGCGACAAGGGGCTTGGCGGCATGGCATTGGGCTTGTTTCGGAAAAAGGCCAACACCGGCGCAGGGGCACCGGAGGCGAAAGCCTCCGCGGCGGGGCCGGTGATCGCCTACCACGGCGCCGGCCGCGTGGCCTGGACCCCGCGGGACGCGGTGTCGCTCACCAAGTCCGGTTTCGCCGGCAACCCGGTGGGGTTTCGGGCGGTGAAGCTGATCTCGGAGGCCGCCGCCGCGCTGCCGCTGGTGCTGCAGAGCCCCCGGGCCCGTTTCGAGGAGCATCCGATGCTGGATCTGCTGCGCCGCCCCAACATGGCGCAGGGCCGCGCGGAACTGCTCGAAGGGCTCTACGGCCAGCTGATGCTGACCGGAAACGCCTACCTCGAACTGGTGGAGAGCGAAGAGGGCCAGCCGCTGGAGCTGCACGTTCTGCGCTCCGACCGGATGGCCTTGATCCCCGGCAGCGACGGCTGGCCGGTGGCCTATGAATACAGCGTCGGCGGGCGCAAGCACAGGTTCGATGCGAGTGGGAGCTTCAGTCCGGTCTGCCACCTGCGCAGTTTCCACCCGCAGGACGATCACTACGGGCTTTCGCCGATGCAGGCGGCGGCACAGGCGGTGGATGTGCACAACGCGGCCTCGCGCTGGTCCAAGGCGCTGCTGGACAACGCCGCGCGGCCCTCCGGCGCGCTCGTCTACAAGGGGTTCGACGGGCAGGCTACGCTCTCGGCGGAGCAATACGCCCGCCTGCAGGACGAGATGCTCTCCTACCATCAGGGCGCGGTGAACGCCGGGCGGCCGATGCTGCTGGAAGGCGGGCTGGACTGGAAGCCGATGGGCTTTTCGCCCTCGGACATGGAATTCCAGAAGACGAAGGAGGCCGCCGCACGGGAGATCGCCGTGGCCTTCGGGGTGCCGCCGATGCTGCTGGGGCTTACCGGCGATGCGACCTATGCGAACTACCAGGAGGCCAACCGCGCCTTCTACCGGCTCACGGTGCTGCCGCTGGCGGCGCGGGTGAGCGCGGCGATCGCGGCCTGGCTGGCGCCGCGCTACGGCGAGCGGCTGGAGCTGAGACCGGACCTGGACCAGGTTCCGGCGCTGGCAGAGGAGCGCGACAAGCAGTGGGCCCGCGTGGCGGCGGCGGATTTCCTGAGTGACCGCGAGAAGCGGCGTCTGCTCGGGCTGCCCGAGGATGCGGATGGGTCATGAGCCGGATCGCGGGCGGAAGCGGGTCGCGCTTTCTCTACGACAGTTTCGATGCCGCCTCGGCGCGGATCGAGGCCAACGAGCGGCTCACGGAGATGCAGTTCGGCGTTCTGGAGGGGCAGTTGCAGCGGATCGAGGGGATGATCGAGCGGCTGGAACGGCGGGTGTGGATGACGGTCTACGGCGTGGCGGGGGTGATCCTTGCGCAGGCGACGGTGACCTTGCTGGGCCTTGTGCCCGCGGCGGGGCAATGAGGAGGGGGCTTCATGAGCGAAGCGTTTGAACTTGAGAGGAAATTCTGCACGCCCGGACAGGGGCTCACGGTGACGGACGGTGCCGTGATCGCGGGCTACGCCTCGCTCTTCGGGGCGCAGGACCAGGGCGGCGACATCGTGGAGGCCGGGGCCTACGCGGCCAGCCTGGCCGAACTGAAGGCGGCGGGGCGCCGGGTGAAGATGCTCTGGCAGCATGATCCGGCCCAGCCCATCGGCCTGTGGGACGAGGTGCGCGAGGATGCGCGCGGGCTCTGGGTGAAGGGCCGCCTGTTGACCGACGTGGCCAGGGGCGCGGAGGCGGCGCGGCTGATCGAGGCCGGCGCGATCGACGGGCTCTCCATCGGCTACCGCACCCGGCGCGCCGAGAAAGCAAGGGGCGGCGGCCGCCGCCTGATCGAGTTGGAGCTTTGGGAGGTCTCACTCGTGACCTTTCCGATGCTTCCGCAAGCCCGTGTCGGTGCCAAGGGGGACGCGCGCGCGCAGACGGGCCTTATGGAGCTGGCGGATGCCATCCGGGATGCCGGGCGCCGGCTGCGCAAGCCCCCCGTGATCTGAAACCACAAGAAGGGTGAAGAGATGACCGAAGTCCAGACGGGGCGCTCCGCCGCCTCGGATGCCGATGCCCTGCGCGAGGCGCTTGGCGAATTCGTGACCGACATCAACGCGATGAACGGCGAACTCAAAACGAAGCTGCAACAACATGAAGAGCGACTGACCATGCTGGATCGCAAGACGATGACCGCCCAACGCCCGACGCTGGCCGCAGGCAGCGCGGAAGCGCCGCACAAGAAGGCCTTCAACGCCTATCTGCGCACTGGGGACGACGACGCCCTGCGCGGCCTCCAGCTGGAGGGCAAGGCGCTTTCCAGCGTGGTCGCGGGCGACGGCGGCTATCTCGTCGATCCGGAGACCGCCGAGACCATCAAGAGCACGCTTTCGGCCACGGCCTCGGTGCGGGCCATCGCCAACGTGGTGCGGGTGGAGGCCACCTCCTTCGACGTTCTGATCGATCATACCGAGGCCGGCGCCGGCTGGGCCACGGAGACGGCCTCGGTCAGCGAGACGGACACGCCGCAGATCGACCGCATCACCATCGCGCTGCACGAGCTTTCGGCGCTGCCCAAGGCCAGCCAGCGCCTGCTGGACGACAGCGCCTTCGACATCGAGGGCTGGCTGGCCGGTCGCATCGCCCACAAGTTCGCCCGCGCCGAGGCGGCGGCTTTCATCTCGGGCGACGGCGTGGACAAGCCGCGCGGCTTCCTGACCCATCCCACTGTGGATGACGCCAGCTGGAGCTGGGGCAGCCTGGGCTATGTCGCCACGGGGGTGGACGGGGATTTCGACTCCCTGAAGCCGGCGGATGCGATCGTGGATCTGGTCTATGCGCTGGGGGCCGAATACCGCGCCAACGCGAGCTTCGTGATGAATTCCAAGACGGCCGGCGCGGTACGCAAGATGAAGGATGCCGACGGCCGCTTCCTGTGGTCGGACGGGCTGGCGGCCGGCGAGCCGGCGCGGCTGATGGGCTACCCGGTGCTGGTGGCCGAGGACATGCCCGACATCGGGTCGGACGCCATGGCCATCGCCTTCGGGGATTTCTCCGCCGGCTACACCATTGCCGAACGCCCCGATCTGCGGGTGCTGCGCGATCCCTTCTCGGCCAAGCCGCATGTGCTGTTCTACGCCACCAAGCGCGTGGGCGGGGACGTGAGCGATTTCAAGGCGATCAAGCTTCTGAAGTTCGGCGTGATGTAACGCCGCAACCGCCTTGCGGGCCGGGTTCGGCCCGCGGGCTGGGGCGCGCGCCGGGGCACGGTGGCCCGGGCAGACCGGGCGGCCGGAGCGCGCGCTCCAAATGACGCCCCGAGAAAATCGACCCGAACGACGCCAGGTGCAGGCGACAAGCAGAGACGAGCCAGAAGGAGGCCTGAAAATGAAGCTTTCGGAGATCACGCCCGTAGCCGAAGCGGCCCTGCCGCTGGCCGACTTCCGGGCTTTCCTGCGGCTGGGCACCGGCTTCACCGATGACGGTTTGCAGGACGGCATTCTCGTCGCCGCGCTCAGGGCGGCGCTGGCCTCGATCGAGGCGCGCGCGGGCAAGGCCGTCTACCGGCGCGATTTCCTGTGGATCACGGACGGATGGCGCGATCCGGCGGAGCAGGGGCTTCCGGTGGCGCCGGTCTCGGCGGTGCAGGATCTCTCGCTGCGCGATGCGGGCGGGCAGGCCGAGGCCTATCCGCTGTCGGCCATCGCGCTGCTGGAGGATGCCCATCGGCCGCGGATCCGGGCGCATTCGGGCTGCCTGCCGGCGATCCCGACGGGCGGACAGGCGGAGCTGCGGCTCACGGCGGGCTATGCCGCCGATTGGGCCGATCTGCCGCCGGATCTTCGGCAGGCGGTTCTGACGCTGGCCGGGTTCTTCTACGAAAATCGCCTGGCCGAGGGTGGGGGCGCGGCCTGGCCGGCGGCGGTCAACGGGTTGCTTGCGCCTTACCTGACGGTGCGTCTGTTCGGCGGGGTGAGCCAATGAGGCCGCCGCAGCTGAACCGCCGCATGGTGCTGGAAAGCCCTCTGCGCACGGGGGATGGCGCGGGCGGCTACAGCGAAAGCTGGGTGGCCGAGGGGGTGCTCTGGGCCACGATCCAGCCGCGCGGCGGGCGGGAGGCGGCCTCCGTCTCGGGGCCGCTCTCGCTGCAACGGGCGCGGATCACGGTGCGCGCGGCCGCGCCCGGCAGCCCGGCGCGACCGCGGGCGGGGCAGCGCTTTCGCGAGGGCACGCGGATTTTCGTGATCGAGGCGGTGACGGAGGCCGAGCCGGCGGGCCGCTACCTGCTCTGTGAAACGCGCGAGGAGGTGCAGGCATGAGCTACGCAACGGCCACGGCGCTTCAGGCCGCGCTCTACGGCCACCTGACCGGCGATGCGACGCTTTCGACGCTGGTTACCGGGGCCATCTACGACACGCCGCCGCAGGGCGCGGTGCCCGCGCTCTACGTGCTGCTGGGCGAAGGCGAGGTGCGCGACGCTTCGGATGCGAGCGTTTCGGGCAGCCGCCACGACGTCCTGATCCGGGTGATCGGCGAGACCGGCGGCTTTCACGCGGTGAAGGAGGTGGCGGGGCGGATCACCGACCTGTTGCAGGACGCGCCGCTCACGCTGTCGCGCGGGGCGCTGGTTTCGCTGCGGTTCCGCCGGGCGCGCGCCTTCAAGAGCGGGGGCGGCCAGCGGCGGCAGGTGGATCTGCGTTTCGTGGCGCGGATCGAGGACACGGCCTGAGGCAGGCCCGGGGAATGCAAACCAAAGGATTGGAGATCTGGCCATGGTAGCCCAGAACGGCAAGGACATGTTGATCAAGCTCGACCTCACCGGAAGCGGTCAGTTCGAGACAATCGCGGGGCTGCGCGCCACGCGTCTGAGTTTCAACGCCGAAACGGTGGACGTGACGAGCCTCGAAAGCCAGGGCGGCTGGCGGGAACTGCTGGCGGGGGCCGGCGTGAAGAGCGCCGCGATCTCGGGGGCGGGCGTGTTCCGCGATGCGGGCACCGACGAGCGCACGCGGCAGATCTTCTTTGACGGCGAAACGCCGGACTTCCAGGTCATCATCCCGGATTTCGGCGTGGTGCAGGGGGCCTTCCAGGTGACCTCGATCGAATATGCCGGCAGCCACAACGGCGAGGCGACCTACGAGCTGTCGCTCGCCTCGGCCTCGGCCCTGAGCTTCACGGCGCTCTGATGGTGAACCCCTGGGCGGGAGAGGTGCTGCTGGTGGTGGATGGCGAAAGCCGCCGCTGCAAGCTGACGCTGGGGGCTCTGGCGGAGCTGGAGGCGGCGCTCGGCGCGGGCAGCGTGCTGGAGGTTGCGCGGCGTTTCGAGACCGGCGCTTTCGGCGCGCGCGACATCCTCGCGGTGTTGTTGGCGGGGCTGCGCGGGGGCGGCTGGCAGGGCACGGCCGAGGATCTGGCACGCGCGGAGATCGACGGCGGCCCGGTGGGCGCGGCGCGCGCGGCGGCGGAGCTGCTGGCGCGGGCTTTCGGCGCCCAGGTATCCGGACAGGCGCCGGCCGATGGCTGAGGCCGCGGCACTGGATTGGCCGGGGCTCCTGCGGCTCGGGCTTCACGGGCTGGGCCTGCGGCCGGAGGAGTTCTGGCGGCTCACGCCGCATGAATTGCGCCTGATGGCCGGGGTGGAGGCGTCGGCCCAGCCGATGGGGCGGGCCGGCCTGGATGCGCTGCTGGCGCGCTATCCGGACGGGCCCGCGCCCGGAGATCCGGAGGCGCAGGAGAACAAGGAGGGTCAGCCATGACCGAAGACATCAGCGGGATCGACGGTTTCGAGGCGCAGCTTGATGCGCTCGAGACGACGCTTGGCGAGGTTTCCTCGGTGACGGCGGTCTTTGGATCTGAACTGGAGAAGATGCGCGGCAGCATCGGTGCGGCGGGCGCGGAGGCGGGCACGCTTTCGCGGAGCCTGTCGGGCGGGTTGCGGCGCGCCTTCGACGGGGTGGTGTTCGACGGGATGAAGCTGTCGGACGCGCTGGAGGGGATCGCGCGCTCGATGGTGAACGCCGCCTACAGCGCGGCGATCCGGCCCGTGACCCAGCAGGTGGGCGGGGCCATCGCTTCGCTGGTGTCGAGCGCCGTGACGGGCCTGCTGCCCTTCGAGAACGGCGCGCCCTTTTCGCAGGGGCGGGTGATGCCCTTTGCCGCCGGGGGCGTGGTGACGGGCCCCGTGCGCTTTCCGATGCGCGGCGGCACCGGGCTGATGGGGGAGGCCGGACCCGAGGCGATCATGCCGCTGCGCCGGGGCTCGGACGGGCGGCTCGGCGTGCAGGCCACGGGCGGTGGGCGCAGCGTGAACGTGGTGATGAACGTGTCCACCCCCAACGTGGAGAGCTTCGCCCGCTCGCGCACGCAGATCGCGGCGCAGATGGAGCGGGCGCTCAGCCGCGGTGCGCGGTTCCGGTAAGGCAGGAGGAACGAGATGGGATTTCACGAGGTCAGATTTCCGGCCAACCTGAGCTTCGGCTCGGTCGGCGGGCCCGAGCGGCGCACCGAGATCGTGACGCTGGCCAACGGGTTCGAGGAGCGCAACACGCTCTGGGCCCATTCGCGCCGCCGCTACGACGCGGGCGTGGGGATGCGCTCGCTCGACGACATCGAAACGCTGATCGCCTTCTTCGAGGCGCGGCAGGGGCAGCTCTTCGGCTTCCGCTGGAAGGACTGGTCGGACTACCGGTCGGCACCGCCGAGCCGGGAGATCACCCCGACCGACCAGGCGATCGGCACCGGCGACGGCGTCACCCGCGTGTTTCCGGTGGTGAAGGCCTATGCCTCCGGCGGCGCCAGCTACCTGCGGCCGATCCGCAAGCTGGTTTCCGGCACGGTGGTGGCCGCGATCGAGGGCGAGCCGCGGCGCGAAGGCGTGGATTTCGAGATCGACGCCAACGCGGGCGAGATCCACTTCGAGGTGCCGCCCGACGTGGGGGTGACGGTTTCGGCCGGCTTCGAATTCGACGTGCCGGTGCGGTTCGACACCGACAGCATCCAGACCTCGGTTGCGAGTTTCCAGGCCGGCGACGTGCCCAACGTGCCGGTGGTGGAGGTGCGGATCTGATGGCGGTCGATGCGGATTTCCTGGCCCATCTGAAGAGCGGGGCGACGACGGTGTGCCGGTGCTGGGAAGTGGCCCGGCGGGACGGGCGGCGGTTCGGTTTTACCGATCACGACGCGGATCTCGCTTTCGACGGGCTTGTCTTCAAGGCGCGTACGGGGCTCGCACCGGGGGCGGTGCAGCAATCCACCGGCCTTTCGGTGGACAATGCCGAGGCGATGGGGGTGCTGTCGGACGCGGCGGTGACCGAGGCCGACATCCTTGCGGGGCGCTTCGACGGGGCCGAGGTGACGGCCTGGCTCGTGAACTGGGCGGATCCGGCGCAGCGGCACCTGCAGTTCCGCGGCAGCATCGGCGACATCCAGCAGGGCAAGGGGGCCTTCCAGGCCGAGCTGCGGGGGCTGTCGGACGTGCTGAACCGGGTGCAGGGGCGCAGCTACCTGAAACGCTGCGGTGCGGTCCTGGGGGATGCGCGCTGCGGGGTGGATCTCGCCAGCCCGCTGATGGCGGCCGAGCGCGCGGCGGAGGAGGTGGCGCAGGGGCAGGTGTTCCGGTTCGCCGATTTCACCGGTTTCGACGCCGGCTGGTTCACCCACGGGCGCATGAGCGTGCTTTCGGGTGCGGCGGCGGGGTTGTCGGGGCGGATCAAGTCGGATCGCTTCATGGAGGGTGTCCGGGTGATCGAGGTCTGGGAGAGCCTGCGGGCGGAGGTGGTGCCCGGCGATCTGCTGCGCCTTGAGGCGGGCTGCGACAAGAGCGCGGAGAGCTGCCGCTACAAGTTTTCCAATTTCAACAATTTCCGGGGCTTTCCGCATATTCCGGGCGAGGATTGGCTTCTGAGCTACCCGGTGAGCGGCAAGAACACTTCGGGCGGGAAGCTGGCGCAATGAGCGCGCCGGGGCAGGCCGTGGTGGCCGAGGCGCGGCGGTGGCTTGGCACGCCCTACGTGCACCAGGCCAGCTGCCGGGGCGCGGGGACGGATTGCCTCGGGCTGCTGCGGGGGGTCTGGCGCGCGCTTCGTGGCCCGGAGCCGCTGCCGATCCCGCCCTACACGGCGGATTGGAACGAGGCCGCCCGGCGGGAGGCCCTGTGGGAAGCGGCCGAGGCCCTTTTGCGGCCCAAGCCCGCCGAGGCCGCCGCGCCCGGCGACGTGCTGCTGTTTCGGATGACGTCCGGCGGCGTGGCCAAGCACCTAGGCATCCAGAGCGAGGTGACGCCCGCGCCGCGGTTCATCCACGCCTACACGGGGCATGGCGTGGTGGAGAGCCCGCTGAGCACGCCCTGGGCCCGCCGGATCGTGGCGCGCTTCGCCTTTCCTGAAATCGAGGAGTGACAGATGGCAACTTTGGCTTTGGCCGCCGTCGGGGCGGCCGTGGGCGGCGCCGTGGGCGGCAGCGTTCTTGGCATTTCCGCCGCTGTCATCGGGCAGGCGGTGGGGGCGACGATCGGCCGAATGGTCGATCAGCAGGTGCTGGGCGGCGGCTCGCAGACGGTGGAGACCGGGCGGGTGGACAGGTTCCGCCTGACGGGCGCCAGCGAGGGGCGGACGATCCCGCAGGTCTATGGCCGTGCGCGGATCTCGGGGCAGGTGATCTGGGCCACGCGGTTCGAGGAGCACGTCAAGCGCCGCACCTCCGGGGGCAAGGGTGGCGGGCCGAAGGTCACCACCAAGGAATACAGCTACACCGTGAGCGCGGCCGTCGCGCTCTGCGAGGGCGAGATCGCCCGCGTGGCGCGGGTCTGGGCCGACGGCAACGAGGTGGCGCTGGGCGGGCTCAACATGCGGGTCTACCGGGGCGGCGAGGACCAGTTGCCCGATCCGAAGATCGAGGCGGTGGAGGGCAGCGGCGCGGCGCCGGCCTACCGGGGCATCGCCTACGTGGTGTTCGAGGATCTCGACATCACGCAGTTCGGCAACCGCTTTCCACAGTTCAGTTTCGAGGTTCTGCGCCCGGCCACGGACGACACGCCGGAGGGCGGTGACGATCCGGCGCGTGCCGTCGAGGCGGTGGCGCTGATCCCGGGCACGGGCGAATACGCGCTCGCCACCGTGCCGGTGCACTACCCCAAGGGGCTGGGCGAAGCCCGCTCGGCCAACGTGAACACGCCGCAGGAGCAGGCGGATTTCCTCGTCTCGCTTCAGGCGCTGCGCGAGGAGCTGCCGGCCTGCGGCTCGGTTTCGGTCATCGTGAGCTGGTTCGGGGATGATCTGCGCATGGGGCACTGCGCCTTGCGCCCGCGGGCCGAACAGCTTCAGGCCGAGGGCAAGCCGCAGGTCTGGCAGGTGGACGGCAGGACGCGGGCCAGCGCCGGCACGGTTCCCTTTGACGCCGAGGGGCGGCCCGTCTACGGCGGCACGCCTTCGGACACCTCGGTCATCCAGGCGATCCGGGCGATCCGGGACGGCGGGCAGGAAGTGATGTTCTACCCCTTCATCCTGATGGAGCAGATGGCGGGCAACGGGCTGCCGGACCCCTGGGGGCAGGGGGCGGAGCAGCCGGTGCTGCCCTGGCGCGGGCGGATCACGCTCTCGGCGGCGCCGGGCGTGGAGGGATCGCCCGACGGCACGCCGGACGCCGATGCCGAGGTGGCGGCCTTTTTCGGCACGGCGCAGGTTTCGGATTTCAGCGTGGCGGGCGGCCAGGTGAGCTACGGCGGGCCGCAGGAGGACTCCTACCGCCGCTTCATCCTGCATTACGCCCACCTCTGTGCCCTCGCCGGCGGGGTGGACGCCTTCTGCATCGGCTCGGAGATGCGCGGGCTCACGCAGGCGCGCGGGGCCAACGGGTTTCCGGCGGTGGAGGCGCTGCGCGCCCTTGCGACGGACGTGCGCGCCATCCTCGGGCCGGAGGTGAAGATTTCCTACGCGGCGGATTGGTCGGAGTATTTCGGTTACCACCCGCAGGACGGCAGCGGTGACGTCTATTTCCATCTCGATCCGCTCTGGGCGGACCCGGAGATCGATTTCATCGGGATCGACAACTACATGCCGCTGTCGGACTGGCGCGAGGGCGAGGATCATGCCGATGCCGGCTGGGGCAGCCTCTACGACCTCGGCTATCTGCGCAGCAACATCGAGGGCGGCGAGGGCTACGACTGGTATTACCCCTCCGACACGGCGCGGCGGCAGCAGAGCCGGGTGCCGATCACCGACGGTGCCCACGGTGAGGCCTGGGTGTTCCGCTACAAGGACATGCGCGGCTGGTGGCAATCGCCGCACCACGAGCGCATCGGGGGCCAGCGCCAGGCCAGCCCCACCGCCTGGGAGCCGCAGAGCAAGCCGATCCGCTTCACCGAGTTCGGCTGCGCCGCCATCCATTTCGGCACCAACCAGCCCAACAAGTTCCTCGATCCGAAATCCTCGGAGAGCGCACTGCCCCATTTCTCCAACGGCGGGCGGGACGATCTGATCCAGATGCAATACATCCGCGCCGTCACCGGCTACTGGCGCGCGGCGGAGACGAACCCCGTCAGCGAGATCTACGGCGGCCCGATGATCGACATGGCCCATGCCCACCTCTGGGCCTGGGACGCGCGCCCTTATCCGTATTTTCCCAACAGTCCCGAGGCCTGGAGCGATGGGGAGAACTATGCCCGCGGCCATTGGCTCAACGGGCGAAGCGCGGGGCGCGGCCTCGGCTCGGTCGTGGCCGAGATCTGTGCGCGCTCGGGGCTGGAGGCCGTGGACGTGAGCGCGCTGCACGGATACCTGCGCGGCTACGTGGTGGATAGCGTCTCGACCGCACGCGCCGCGCTGCAGCCGCTGATGCTGGCCTATGGCGTGGATGCGGTGGAGCGCGACGGAACGCTTCAGTTCCGGCTGCGCACGGGGGTTGCGGAACGGTCCTTGCTGGCCGACGACATGGCCCTGACGGAGGATCAGGAGAGCGCGCTGGCCCTGTCGCGCAGTGCTGAAACCGAACTTGCGGGCCGGGTGCGCTTCACCTTCCTGGAGGCCGACCGCGACTACGAGGTGCGCAGCGCGGAAGCGGTGATGCCGGGCGAGAGCGCCGAGGTCGTGTCGGAAACGGAGGCCCCCATCGTGATGACCCGCGCGGAGGGCCGTGCCGCCAGCGCGCGGATGCTGAGCGAGGCCCGCATCGCCCGCGACACCGCCCGTTTCGCCCTGCCGCCCTCGGCGCTGGACGTGGGCGCGGGGGATGTCGTGGACCTGCCGGGCCGCGCCGGCCGCTATCGCGTGGATCGGTCGCTGATGGCGGGGGCGCAGGTGCTGGAGGCCACGCGGGTGGAGCCGGCGATCTACCGGCAGCGGATCGAGGCCGACGCGCCCGGTGCGCTCTCGGGTTTCCAGCCGGCGCTTCCCGTCTTTCCGCTGTTTCTCGATCTGCCGCTGCTGACCGGCGAGGAGGTGCCCCATGCGCCCCATGTGGCGGTGGCGGCGGTGCCCTGGCCGGGCTCGGTGGCCGTCTACGCATCGGACACCGACGCGGCCTACGAACTGAACAGCCTCGTGGAGGTCGGCGCGATCATGGGGCTGACGGAGACGCCGCTTGCCCGCGCCGCGCCGGGGCGGCTGGACCGTGCCGCGCCGCTGCGGGTGCGCTTCTACGGCGGAAGCGTGGCATCGGCGGAGTGGGCGGCGGTGTTGAACGGCGCCAACGCCGTGGCGATCGGGGATGGCACGCCGGCGGGCTGGGAGATTCTGCAGTTCAGCGAGGTGGCTTTGGTGGGCGAGGGGCTCTACGAGCTTTCCGGGCGGCTGCGGGGGCAGAACGGCAGCGAGGCGCTGATGCCCGAGGAGTGGCCCGTCGGCAGCTACGTGGTGGTGCTGGATGCGGGGGTGAGCCAGATCCAGCTGGCCAGCGCGGCGCGCAACCGGGCGCGGCACTACCGGGTGGGGCCGGCGGCCCTGCCGAACGACCACCCGGCCTATGTCCACGAGGTCCATGCCTTCGCGGGCGAGGGTCTGCGCCCCTATGCGCCGGCGCATCTGCGGGCGCGGCGGCAGGCCAACGGGGACCTGGCGATCAGCTGGGTGCGGCGCACGCGGATCGACGGCGACAGCTGGGACGTGCCGGAGGTGCCGCTGGGCGAGGAGAGCGAAAGCTACATCCTGCGCCTGATGGACGGCGAGACGATCCTGCACGAGATCACCACCGCCAGCCCCTTCTACCTTCATACCGCGGCCTCGCAGGCCGCCGACGGCCCGCTCACGGCCCCGGCGGTGAGCGTGGCGCAGGTTTCGGCGCGCTACGGCGCAGGTTTCTTCACGAGGATCGATATCGATGGCTGACAGCAACAGGCTCGGACTGGCGTATCTGGACGCCGCGCAGGCACAGAAACACGTGACGGTGAACGAGGGTTTCGCGCGGCTCGACGCGCTGGTGAACCTCTCCCTGAAATCGGTGACGGAGACGGTGCCGCCGACGCTCGCCGCCGAGGGCGACGCCTACGCCGTGCCGGCAGGCGCGGTGAACGACTGGGCGGGGAAGGACGGGCGCATCGCCTACTTCAGCAACGGCGGCTGGGATTTCGCCACGCCGCAGGAGGGTTGGCGCGCCTTCGTGGAGGATGCCGCGGCGCAGGCGCTGTTTCACGGCGGGGCCTGGCGGCTCAACGCGCTGGCCCGTTCCGCGAACGGCGCTCAGACGAGCCTGAGGATCCTTGAATTCGATCACGTGCTCACCGCCGGGGCGACCTCGCAGACCGGCGTGAACATCCCGGCCAACGCCATGGTCTTCGGGCTGACGGGGCGCGTGGTGGATGCGCTCGCCGGCACGCTTTCGGACTGGTCGGTGGGGGTGAGCGGCTCGCCCACGCAGTTCGGCTCGGGGCTGGGCACGGCCGCGGGAAGCTGGATGCGGGGGATGCTCGGCAGCCCCACCACCTACTACGGCGCGACGCCGCTGCTGCTCACCGCCAACGGCGGGGATTTCGCCGGGGGCACGGTGCGCTTCGCGCTGCACCTGCTGGAGCTGGGCCTGCCGGAGGCCTGA